ATCGCGGTGAACATGTCGCTCTCCGGCGCGGTCTGGATCATGTCGGAGACGCAGGCGCTCGGGCTGGCGCTGATGCTGAACCCTCTCGGGCAGCCGGAATTTCCGGGCTTCTCGATCAACGGCGGCGCCGGCGGTACCTTCTTCGGCATGCCCGTCGTGCTGTCCGAGAACGTGCCGGCGAACGCGGGCTCCGGCTCGCCGCTCACCGGCGCTGGTGGGCGCATCATCCTGGTGAAGGCATCCGAGATCATGCTGGCCGACGATGGCCAGGTCATGCTCGACGCCAGCAACCAGGCATCGCTCCAGATGGATAGCGCGCCGACGAACCCGCCTGTCGCGGCGACGGTGCTCGTGTCGCTCTGGCAGATGAACATGGTCGGGATCAGGGCCGAGCGCTACCTGAATTGGGCAAAGCGTCGCTCCGGCGCTGCCCAATACATCGATAGCGCCAACTACGCGACCGCTTGATCCGTCACCGCTATCGGCCGGTCTCATCCGTGGGGCCGGCCGCTTCTTTGGAGGCGCCTATGACCATGATCGACCTGATTGCGACCAAGGCCATGCGCTATGGCGGCAAGGCGCTCGTGCCCGGCGATTCGTTTCAGGCGTCCAGCCGCAATGCCAAGCTGCTGAAGGCCATCCGCAAGGCCGACGACGCCCCGCCGCCACCTCCGCCCCCGCCTGCGCCCACCGAGGCCGAAATCCGGCTCACCGCGCTGCGTGACAAGTACCGCGCCGCCAAGGGCGAGGACGCGGACGGACGCTGGGGTATCGACCGGCTGGAAGGCGAACTCGCGCCGAAGCCGGTTGCGCCGACTTATCAGCGCCGCGACATGCGCGCGAAGGACTGACATTGCGTCTGTTCGGCCTTGACATTACGCGCGCCAATGCCGCTGCGGTCGAAGAGAAGATTGCTGCCATCGAAACCAAGGCCGTCGGCACGCTCCAGTCCGTGGACAATCGCGGCGGCTGGTGGCCGATCATCCGGGAGTCGTTCACGGGCGCTTGGCAGCAGAATGTCGAGGTCCGCATCGACACGGTGCTGACCTATAGCGCCGTCTTTCGCTGCATTTCGCTCATCTCGTCTGACATCGCCAAGCTGCGGCTGCGGCTGGTGCAGAAGGACGCGAACGGCATCTGGACCGAGGTCGAGAACTCCGCGTTCTCCCCGGTTCTGCGCAAGCCGAACGGTTATCAGAACCGCATCCAGTTCTTCACCACCTGGCTTCAGACGAAGCTCATTCACGGCAACACCTACGCGCTCAAGCAGCGCGACAACCGCAACGTCGTGGTGGCGCTGCATATCCTCGATCCCGATCGGGTGAAGCCGCTCGTGGCCCCGGATGGCGCGGTCTATTACCAGATCAACGCCGACGATCTCGCGCAGGTGAAGCCGGACGCCGTGGCTGTCCCGGCCAGCGAGATCATCCACGACCGATTCAACACCTTCTACCATCCGCTCGTCGGCATCTCGCCGATCTTCGCGTGCGGCCTCGCGTCCGTTCAGGGCCTCAAAATACAGACGAACAGCACGCAGTTCTTCGGCAACGGGTCGAACCCCGGCGGCGTGCTGACCGCCCCCGGTGCGATCTCACAGGACACGGCCGAGCGGCTGAAAGCCTATTGGGAAGCGAACTACACCGGCGCCAACGTCGGGAAAGTCGCGGTCCTCGGCGACGGGCTCAAATATGAGCCGATGGCGATCAAGGCCGTCGATTCCCAACTGATCGAGCAGCTGAAGTGGACGGCCGAGATGGTCTGCACCGCGTTCGGTGTGCCCGCCTACAAGGCTGGGATCGGCGCGCCGCCAGCCTACAACAACATCGAAGCGCTCGACGCGCAGTATTACGCGCAGTGCCTTCAGATCCACATCGAGTCCATCGAAGAGTGCATGGACCAGGGCCTTGGCCTGTCCGGCGGGCTCGGCACGGAGTTCGATCTGAAGTCGCTGCTGCGGATGGATACGGCGACGCAGATGGCCGTGCTGAAGGAAGCTGTCGGCGCTGGCGTCATGTCGCCGAACGAAGCACGCGGCACCGTCAACCTGCCGCCGGTCAAGGGTGGCGATACGCCATATTTGCAGGAACAGAACTGGGCACTCTCTGACCTGGCTGACCGCGCGCCGCCCGAGCGCGAGATCACGCAGCCGGCCGAGATCGTGCCCGCCAATGACGACCTGTCCGACGACGAGGTTGCGGATGCGGCCAAGGCGTTCGGATATGCCGAGTTCAAAGAGGTCCGGCCGATGCTCATGCTACCGAAGCCGGCCGCTCACGAATGAACCACGGCGACATCGCCTCGATCATGAAGGGGCTGGCCCCTGTCGTTCGGGATTACGTCATCAGCGTCGCCCAGCCGCTTGTCGAGCGGATCGCGGAACTTGAGTTGCGCCTTGCCGCCGCAGAGAAGTCCGTGGCCGATGTGGGCGAACGGCCCGACCAGATGATGATGCTTGCCGCCGTGAAAGACGAAGTGACGCAGGCCGTCGCCGCGCTCCCGAAGCCCGCAGACGGCAAGGACGCCGATCCGGCCATCGTCGCCAAGATGGTTGCCGATGCTGTTGCGGCACTGCCGCCCCCGGCTGCCGGGCGTGATGCCGATCCGGCTGATGTAGAGCGTGCGGTCAAGGCCGCCGTGGCTGCGCTCCCGCCGGCGCCTGCCGGCAAAGACGCCGATCCCGCCGTGATAGAGGAAGCCGTTGCGAAGGCCGTCGCCGCACTACCGGAGCCGGACCTTGCGCCGATCATCGCGTCGATGAAGGCGACCGTGGACGGGTTCCAGGCGAGGTTGGGCGAGACTTTGCGAGAAACGAACCGCAAGGCCATCGCCGACGAAATCGCCAAGATGCCGAAGCCGCGCGACGGCGAGCCGGGCAGGGGCGTGACGGTCGAGGATGTGGCCCCGCTGATCGAGGCTGCCGTCGAAAAGCGCGTTGCAGCAATCCCGCCGGCCAAGGATGGCGAGCCGGGGAAAGGCGTGACGGTGGACGATGTTCGACCGCTCGTGCGCGATATCGTCTCCGAAGCCGTGGCGGCGCTTCCGCGTGGCATTGATGGCAAGGACGCTGATCCTGAGATTGTCCGCAAGATGGTCGAGGATGCGGTAGGGGCCATTCCGCCGGCCAGAGATGGCGTCGGCCTTGCCGGGGCACTGATCGACCGGGCAGGCGACCTGACTCTGACCCTGACGGACGGCACGCTGCGCAACCTCGGCCCCGTGGTCGGTAAGGACGCCGATATCTCGGCCGCGGTGGCGGAGATCAAGGCGGCGGTCGCGGCCATCCCCATCCCCAAGGACGGGAAAGATGGCAAGGACGGCGTCGGCTTCGACGACATGACGGTTGAGCACGACGGCGAACGTCTGGTGACACTCAATTACATCCGCGGCGACCAGAAGAAGACGGCCACCATCCATCTGCCGATCCCGATCGACCGCGGCGTCTACAAGGCCGGCACGGGCTACGAGCGCGGCGATACGGTCACCTGGGGCGGCTCGCTCTGGATTGCGCAGGAAGCCACCAGCGACAAGCCGGAGACGACCCGCGCCTGGCGCCTTTCGGTCAAGAAGGGCCGCGACGGCAAGGACGGGCTCAGCGTCAAGGGTGAGAAGGGCGAAACAGGCCGGCCGGGCCGCGACCTGACGCAGCTTGGCTTCGACGGCGAGAAGCACTGATGGGCTACGTCACGATCGAGCAGGTCAATCTGGCCCTGCGGCTCGATCTCGGCTTTGACGACAGCCCGCCCGACGAGCGCATTGCCGACGTCGAGATGAAGATCGAGCAGGCCACCGCGATCGTGGTCGATTACCTGAAATACGACCGGACCGATTGGGATGCCGACACGGTGCCGCGCAATGTCCATGCTGCGGTGATGCTGGTCGTGCAGAGCCTCTATGACGATTCCGCCAAGGGCGAGATGCTGGCCGGCCTCGGCGGCGGCGACCTGCGCAACCCGGTGGTGGGAATGCTGCACCGCATGCGCGACCCGTCGCTGGCATGACGCGCTGGCCCGACTGGACCGGACAGACCGCAGTGATCGTCGCCAGCGGCCCATCGGCGGCCGATGTCCGGCTTGATCTGGGGCAGGGCGGTGCGCGGTTTCTGGCGGTGAAGGATAGCTGGCGCCTCTGCCCGTGGGCTGACGTGCTCTATGCCTGCGACGCGCACTGGTGGGAGGCGCACGACGGTGTGCCCGAGTTTCGCGGCATCAAGATCGCCAGCGCCTCGCCGAAGATGGCGCGGTGGCCGGAGATCATGAAGGCCGTCATCGTGCCGCGCACCGAGACGATGCAGTTCGGCGAGGCCGGACATGTCGGATGGGGCCGCAACAGCGGCTTCCACGCGGTCAATCTGGCGGCGCAATGGGGTGTGGCGAAGATCGTTCTGGCCGGGTTCGATTTCCGGGTGGACCGCGGTTTCCACTGGTTCGGGGAACACGCCTACAAGGCGGCAACCCCGCGCGCCGAACACATCGCGCAGTGGGCCGGCATCCTGGACAACGCGGCGCCGGCTCTGGCTGCGCGCGGCATCCGGGTTCTGAACGCCTCGCCCGATTCCGCGCTGATGGCCTACGAAAAGATGGACTACGAGGCGGCACTGGCATGCTGAAGCGGTCGGTGTGGATCGGCTATGACCCGCGGGAGGCAGACGCCTACGCGGTGACGCGCGCCTCGCTGCTGCGGCACATGGCCCGCGGCATCGATGTGCGCAGCGTCGAGCTCGGCGATCTCCGGGCGGCAGGGCTCTACCGCCGACCCACGAGCGTACAAGACGGCCGGCTATGGGATCATATCTCTGGCGCGCCGATGGCGACCGAGTTCGCCTGCGCCCGGTTCCTGGTGCCGCATCTGGCCGGTAGCGGCTGGGCGCTGTTCATGGACTGCGACATGCTTGTGCGTACCGACATCGCTCGGCTGTTCGACGCCTGCGACCCGAGCAAGGCCGTGATGGTGGTCAAGCACCGGCACCAGCCTGCGACGGACGCGAAGATGGACGGGCAGGTGCAGTCGGCCTACCCGCGCAAGAACTGGTCATCGGTATGCGCGTTCCAGGTCGACCACCCGGCGAACAAGGCTCTGACGGTCGATCTCGTCAACACACTGCCCGGCCGCGACCTGCACGCGTTCAGGTGGCTGCCGGACGATCTGATCGGCGAACTCGACGCCTCGTGGAACTGGCTGGTCGGCCATTCCGATCCCGAGATCGATCCGGGCATCGTCCATTTCACCGAAGGCGGCCCGTGGCTGCCGGAATATGCCGACGTGCCATATGCCGATGAGTGGCGGGCGGAACTGGAGCGCGTGCGGTGAATGTGCTCGCGGTGTCGACGTTCAATGAAGCGGGCTTCAATCTCTACGGCCGCCGGATGATCGAGTCCTTCCGCGAATATTGGCATCCAGATGTCGATCTGGTCGACTACTCAGAGGGGTGGGGCGCTGTCGGATCGGTCGATCTTCTCGGGGAGTCGCCTTGGCTCGCTGAGTTCAAGGCGCGCAACCGCAGCCGGCCATTCAAGGACTATCGTTGGGACGCGGTTCGCTTCTCGCACAAGGTCGCGGCACTCTGCCACGCGGCGCAGAACACCGATCCCGACTTGCTGATCTGGATCGACGGCGACGTGGTGACGCACGCTCCGGTGACGATGGATGACATCGCCGAGATGGCGCCGGCCGGAGACGAGTGGATCGCCTGGCTGGATCGCAAAGGCATGCACCCGGAGTGCGGACTGTTCATCCTGAACTGCCGCCAGCCGCGTCATGCCGAAGCGATCCGGACGTTCGAGCGCATGTATTCCGACGACCTGCTGTTCCGCCTGCCGGAGTTCCACGACAGCTATGTGCTCCAGCGCGTGGTGCAGCAGATGGAAATGCCGGCGAAGTCGCTGTCGGGCGACGCGCGGGGCACGAGTCATCCCGCTGTGAACGGGCCGCTCGGAAGATGGTTTGACCATCAAAAGGGTGACCGCAAGCGGCTGGGCAAGACCCCGCAGCGCGATCTCGTTCGCCCGCGTGCAGAGGCTTATTGGCAATGAAGCTGATCCGCGGTGTCTACCTGCCGGACGGTGACGAGCATTTCGCCCCGCACCTCAATGCCGGTCCGGTCGTGAACGGCCGCGGCACCTATCAGATCGCTAAGTACCGGGCCGCGCTGCCTCACGTCGTCGGCCGCGCCCACGCGGTGGACATCGGAGCGCATGTCGGGCTGTGGTCGCTGGCGATGGCTCGCGATTTCGCGCGGGTGACGGCTTTCGAGCCGCTGCTGGCGCATATCGCATGCCATGCTGAGAACTGCCGCGGCATCGACAACATCACGCTGTTGCCGATAGCTCTTTCCGACAGAGACGAGACGCTGTCGATCTTTATGCCGCCGGACAACACGGGGCATGCGCACGTCGCCAAGGGCGGGCTTCTCGCGCAGGCCGTGCCGCTGGACAGCCTCGACATTGGCCCGATGGATCTGGTGAAGATCGACGTCGAGGGCTACGAACACCGCGTCCTGCTGGGCGGCGAAGACACAATCCGCCGGCACCGGCCGGCCGTCATCGTCGAGCAGAAGCCGGACAATGCCGAGCGCTACGGCATGACGCAGAAGGCCGCTGTCGCGCTGCTGGCGTCGTGGGGCATGCGCCAAGTCTGGGAGATGGCCGGCGATCACCTGATGGTCTGGCCGTGATCTTCCTTTGCGTGACACCCGAGCGCCGGATGAAGACCGGCCGGATCATGCGGGCAATCGAGCAGGGTATGGGCGGCAATGCGAAGGTCATCACCGGCCCGCCGCCGAGCGGCGCTCCGTTCGTCGTTTGGGGTCACCGTTGGCTGGCCGAGCGCATCGTGCCGCGCGCGATCAAGGACGGCACGCCCTGGTGGCTGGTCGACAATGGCTATTACCTGCCATCCCGCGGCGAGGCGCACGGCTACTATTCGATCACGCCGGGCCTGACGCCGCGCGCGCTGCCCGATGCCGACCTATCCCGAAACCCGGTCACCTT